CCTTCCCCTGTAACGACGGCGTCAATATAAATTTTGGAAACGTCATCAATGTCCATAGTAATCGACTGTCCGGCCACCAACGGTATTCCTCGGCGAGTTCCCGAAGCGGCGACTACCGTAGATGATCCGACAACGACATAGTCATTATTGGTGAGTAGGGCTGTAATCGTAACCTGCCGGCAAGCCGTGGCTGTCGCCACCAACTTCTCGGCTGTGCCAGCCGCCACTACAGTCTTTCGGCCATCCACTATTGTTGATGGCAAAATCAATTCGGACATTACTCCACCGGAATCTGCTCCAACCTTAAGCATTTTAATATCCTGGTTGGAATCATTGGTAACCCCTGCAGAAACAAATCGACTATTTACGTCTTTTTTTAATACATCGTCAGTCATTATGGTTGATTAACTTTATTCATTATGCTGTTATACCTGGCCTCGCGCGTGCGCAAAGCATCGTCTTTAATCTTTAATGCTAGCTCTCGATCCTTTATTTCATCTTCCTTTTTTGCTAAATCATCCATCTTAAATTTAGCGTCTTTGATGATATTCTCAGATGATAAAACTTCCTCGGCCATCGCCACTCTCTTATCATCAAGTGATTTGTAATTTGCGTTGGCGGTCTTTAACTTATCGTTAAGCTCAATCAAATCAGTTGACATTTTCTTTATTTCTTTTGATAACTCATCCGACTTAACCATTAATTCATTAACCTTGTTTTCCAGCGAAGCCTTCTTAGTAGCCAACCCCTCTAGGGTTTCGTCAATGGTCTTGCCAAACTCCATCTCCATCCGCTTAACTAAATCACCAAACTCTGTTTTGAACTTTTCATAAAGAACTTCCATCATACTTTTTCAGCATCTCTCAAGAGATCTTCCCGGCGTTTTGCCTCGACAAATCGCGCGTAAGCCTCTTCGTGCTGTCTTATTTCATCGGCCAATGACAAGTTTTCAACTCTGTCTTTGGTGATAATCTCATCTCCTAAAATGCTATTCAAAATCTGCGGAACACCAATAACGTTCTTGGGGTTGCGGCGATCCTGTTTTTTAAACAGATACTCGGCCAACTGACCGGCAACATGCTGGGCAATTGTCGATGGCAACCATCTGGTCTCACCAGGAAGCAACACCAAATCAACTCCGCCGTAACATCCGGTAAACTGACTATCCATTGGATTGGTTACACCTCTAGTATTATATTTCATCTTCATCGTTGGGGGGATTATTAGTCCCCCCAACAAATTATTATTCAATTCCTTTGGCCTCAAGATCCATAAGTTGGGCCAGTAATTCTTCTCTTGATAGAGAAACATCCACCTTAACGCCGCGCTTTTCTAAGTCCGCGATTACGTCTTTTTTTGTCACTAAAACCGGTGTATTAGAAACTGTCGGTTCGGACGGTTTAGGAAACTTTTTATTTAACGCTTCCAAATCTTTGGTGTGGGCCTGATCGGGAGTAAGGCGCGTGCCTTCTTCTTCACCCAATGGACTGATAATTTTCTTCTTCATATCTTCAATCTCAGCATCCGTCCAAAGATTGACAACCTTATCATCGGGCAACTTTCTTTTATTGCGAGAGATAATCTTCCTAGCCAAGTGAATAGCCAAATGGTCTGCCTCGGGCAAGCGCATCGCCTGTGAAGCGCCGGGAGCGAAAGAATTTGATATTCCCCTAAAAGAGTGGGTAAAACTTTCGCTGTCGATATTGGTGAAACGAACTATTTGTCTCTCAATTTCATCTGCTCGGCGCTGCATCTCCAGCGCCTCTTTTGTTGGTCTTTCTTCTGACATATTGGTGAACAATTAATTTTTAATAATTAATAGTGCCGACCTTTGTGGAGATTAAACTCCGAACTGAAACTGTGGGCCGTTACCGGCTTGAGTTTCAGATCGCAACTTAATCATCGTCTTTGATAAATTCCATATAAACAGCGCCATTATCACCGTCTATGGTAGATATTTTTTCATTTGATTTTTTATTGGGGGGGGCCGAGTTTCCCCGGCCCCAAACCAATTTAGCTTATATCGCGCCCACGTCAGCACAGCAAGCTACGTCAGCTGAAGCATTAGCAACCAAACATCGACCGACCCAATTGGCATCGAACAATCCTTCGCCGGTGGCGGCGATTGTTCCATAACCCTCTGTGTCGTCACCAGTTTTGATACCGGTGTTAACCGTGATCGCAATACCGCAAGTGACAAAACCCACGCCGCGCTTTAAGAAGAAACCATAATCTCCGGAAGCAAAGGTAACCTGGGCTACTCCCTTAGTCGGAGTGATGTCCACGGTAACCGGTGCTTTCTCGGCGTCAGGTTCATGCACGATAGTCACGCCGGAATCGGCTACATCCAAAGAAGTACTCAAGGCATAATCAGGGAACAGCTCTAAGGTGTCCGCTGAATTGTCTTTAATCTTTCCCCATTGACCCTCGCCGGTGCCGGTATAAATATAGGCAACATGTTCCTGATACGCGCCAACTGTCCAGCCGGCTGAACCCTCGGTGATATAAACCACCTGGCTCGCGCCATTGGACGATGAAGAAACAGTCGTGACCGCCGTATTAGCTGGACGGGTTACAATCATGCCCTTGGTGATAGCCTCGGAAGCATAAAGGTATTCCCAAACTCGGCCGTCCGGAGTCTGATACTGACCATTCATCGAGAATTGCTTGACTGTCGGGGTGTCAAAAATACTTTGAAATCCTATTTGCATTGTTTTGTTTTTTTATTAATTAAGTCTGATGCGACCTTTCAATGCCGGAACTAAACGTCCCGCCCAAAGACATCAGACGCTTAATTACTTTTTAATCTCCTTAACCTTTCCCTCGAACTCTTTCATGGCAAATTTGGCTTTGTCGTCAGATAGCGAAACTGTCTCGCCAGCCGGCAAATCAAACCGGTCGTCCCGAGCGTTTTTAACCGGCATAACGACAGAGATATTTTCGCCTGAAATATTTAGTAATTTTTTCATGGTATTGGTATTAAGTCCTATTCAAAATACATGTCCAAGAACATTTCAATATCCGTATTCGCTTTTCTGATGAATCTAACGATGGCATAATTTCCACCGTCGGTAGCGACCTTTAGTCAGTGATACCGGTTAATTGACCCTGGTATCTCGGGTTGGTGCAGATGAAGTTTCCGACATAGTACAGGTGACCGACCACCGCCGGTTGATTGACTCCCCTTAACAAACCAGAGTAATTAAATCCCTTAGGAATAGGCATACCCTGCGGCCCATCAACTACTTTGGTGCCGGTAACATTGATCTTCTCATAGCCCTTAACGCCGGATAAATCCAAGCCATAAAAGCTAAAAGTATCTTCGTTCACGGCAAATAACTTCTGGGAAGTACACTTGTCGTCCTTGGCCATCAAAGCACCCCTCCACCACAGGCCATCAAATCCGATGTCGCCTTTTAATGCTTGCTGAGATGGCGCCATACCGGTTCGACCAATCTGAGGATAACCATTAACTTGGTATCCAGCTCGGACAGTCGGTGTAAGCAATGCCTCATAGGCTGACCAGATACTTGGAGTAGTAACCAGCAAAGACGGTTTCTTGGAACCGATCGTCACGGTATTAGACAAAGTCCGAAGATCGGCTAGAGCTAAAGCTCCGATCGAAGCCGCATAATATCCCTTAAGAGAGGTATAGGTACCGCGAGCTTGCGCTCCATAAGTGGAGTAATTGGTGCTGTCATCGGCCGCGTTCAAAATTGAATCAAACGACAAACCGGTCGCACCAGTGCCGGTATAAAGATACCCGCCCAAATCATCAACTAAATCCTGGGCGATAGAGTCAGCCTCGGTCGCCAACAATTCTACAACCTGGGCATCGCCCTTATTAACCGCCTGCTCGATATCATCAACAACAATTGGTTTGTGAATCCGCTGCGGCTCAAACGACATTTTGATACGTGTCTCATTGCGAGTCGTATCGAGCGTGCCGCCAACCTCAACGATGCCGCCAGTCGTTGATTTTTGGTACTTAACCGGCACGTCCATTCTGTAACCTGACCGCCACGATTTGGATTTACCCAAAATTCGCAGCAAGAATACATTGCCCTTAAGTATCGTATCCGAAACCGATGGGACAATGGATTCCCTGGTAATAGAAGTAACTGTTCCTGAAAATTCCATTTTGGTAAAATTATTTTTTAAATCTGTCTAATGCATCCAAAGCTTTTTCAAGAATTGAACCTTCTTTTCCTCTTAAATCTGAAAGGTCTGGCCCCTTAGGATCGCCTCCGCCGGGAATATTGACCTTGTCCTTGCGACTGCCCCTAGGCAATCCGCCAGCAAGCGTCTGAATCTCGGCATAAGAAGAATAAACCGCGCGCAAATCACCAGTTGTCTTAAGAGGAAACTTATGTTTTGTCGCATAAGAAAAGAAATCTTTATCATCAAATTCCTTGTCGGTTTTCTTAACCTCGGCGACAAAATCATCAACTTCTTGCTTAACTTTCTGCGATTGCGCTAGACTTTCGGCCTGACGTTGTTCAAGTGTTGATAAGGCCCGCTGAACTCCGCGTTCTTCGGCCTCCTCAAGCGCCTTAGACAACTCGGAAAAGTCTTTGGGTTGCCAGCCTTCTTTTTTGTAAGAGGGTAAATTCTCGTCTTTGGTCTTAGATGCTTTCTCAAGTTCCGCCAACTTTTGACTTTTCTGCGTGAACTCGGGGAGTAGAGCGTCATAACCTGACGCTTTTTTTTCAAATTCCGCTAATTGATCGAGGGTATATTCTTTATCCCCGATTTTAACGGTATTGACCGAATCTCCTGCTCCGCCTCCCTCATCGTCCGATTGATCATCGTCTTGGTCGTCATCGACTGACGAAGAATCTTGATCGTCCAATTCGTTTGGTTCTAACATACTTTTAGCCATATTGACTGCCATCTTGCCAATTATTCCAAAGGAGTTGGCAAGCCACTTGGTCAAATTAGGCAATTATTATTTACTTCGCTTCTTTATTTCGTCTTTTAAAGAACTCTTCTTCTGCGTGCTAGGCACCCACCCGGTCTTGCGCATCGTGCCATAAACATAGGCATTCTTGCGCTCACCAGTCATTCCTTTTTTTTGGGCGCGTCGCTTCAATTCGTTTTCTAAAGCGCTAGGCATAGTTATTTTTTAAACTTGTTATTTTTACCCTGCTCAACTGGCGCGGCGGCCGATTGAGATAATTTGTTAATCTGATTTTGAATAAGTTTAATCGCCTGCTGTTGTTGCTCCGGCGCCATCTTCTGAAATTCTTGACTCTGGGTAATGGCTTCGGCTTTCTGCTTAAGTTGCATAACCGCCTGGGCATTCTTATCGAGTGGGCCTCCCTTAGCCGGGCCATTTTCTTGAGGATTAAAAATTTCGGCCGCACCCTGTAGTTTTTGTAAATCTTCTGGCGTCATATCAACTAAAGATAAGGGGTTCATCTTAAACATAATCAGTCGCTTGGCCAGTTCCTGGGCGTTCTCGCGCTCGGTCTCCTCAAAGTAGGTAAGCGGATCAATCAACCCAGCAGTCGCCTCCTCCTTGGCGCGCTCCGATCGATACATCCGATCATCGGGCATAATCTGGCCGGGGATAATATCGATCTCAATTCCCTCGCCCAAATCATCCTGGGATAGTTCAAGCACGCGCTTGGTCTTGGTAGAACCTAAAATCTTGGTGTAGTGCTTTTCGGTGTATCTAACCTTCATAAGCTGATACATCCACTCGTAAATTTGTAGGTGCAGGGTATCAACTAAATCAATAAACTCGTCTAGATATTTATATGATTCCTCTCGTAAAATAGCCCGGCCGGTAGCAGTTTCCTTTGGTCCTTGTTCTCCTCGAAAGGTATTGCCCGTCCCAAAAAGATTATCCAAATCAACGGTCGAATGAACCATATCGTCTTTGACATAGGCTGGCAAAGGAGATCCAACCTCGCGCGTGACGCCATTTTTTACTCCAGCTCCATACCAAATTCCCTTGGGGTCAGCTTTGGCTTGTTGTGCGTCAGCCCGGCTAATCTTTGTCAGATTGGTATCCACCTTAACAATTCCATTGACCATATCGGCGTTATCTGAAATCTGTCGCTTTCTTTTGTCGATCTCCTCCTGTAAGGGAATAACCTGTTCAATCAACGACGTCTCGCCCACCGGCTGGTTCTCAACGTTAAGCACCGTGCCAAAAACATAAGGCGGAAACGGTCGGTCAAAGTAGTTGTAAAGATATGACTGGTAGTTCTTGCCGTTAGATCGACGATCAGCCGATCCTTTCTTTAGAGAGGCCATCTTAAGTCTCAAGCCAACCCCGCTGCTGGCTTTTTTAACATCAGCCATCTCCGAAGCGGTAAGCGGCACGCCGTCCCAGTCCCAATAGGGATGTTCTTCCTTTCCTAAAATAAGGCCATTAAGCTCCCAACAAACATAATCACCGATCCACGCCTCGCGGATTGAGCAGATAGGATCATCCACCAAAACCTGTTCTTCGGCAAAACCAGTCTTTTTTAGAATCTTAGATTTTTTATCTGGGAAATCTTCGATTAACTCGGAAACTAATTTGTCCGGAACCTCCTCGATGGCAAACTTAGTGTCATACATTGAAGTTGACCGCTTAGAGAATCTAACCCTCCTGGAATCAACCGGCGCCAAATCAAAGTCATCGGTCTCGTTATTCCAGAAAACCTTAAAAACTACCAATCGAGAGAGGAATAACCACCGCAAACCGCGCCTCATCTTAGGCTTGACCATAAGATTGCGGTACTTGGCCAAGAAAAAGTCTTGTAAATCAGAGGCAATCTGCTTGCCATCAGGCGAGGTCTCAGTCGAAAGGACATTGGGCTTAGAGGGACGGCCGGTAAGAGTCTTAATAACGCTCTCCATAGCCAGAAAGGTGCGATTGTCACGCGCCTTGGAGCGTTTTGGGGGCAAGGTTTCAAGCCACTCGGGGTTATTCTGCCAAACACGCTTATTCTTTGTATAAGCATCCTCGACAATTTTCCATAGCGAAGCAGAATCCTTCCACCGATTCTCAATCAATTGACTTAACTGCTGATCAGTTAATTTAGAAATGTCCATAACGTTTTAAAAATAGCGAATATCCATAAACAAAAATATAAATAAATGGATGCCAGATTAAGTCGAACAATACTTTAAACATTTTATTTACTATCGCGGCGATTAACCGCGTTGCAATTATCTTTTACAAGATTTAATCGCCACGGCAAGAAATAAAAAAGGACGGAAACAAAATCTAAAAGATTAGATGCTGTTCCCGCCCTTCTTTCGTAGAGTAGGACGGAATGAGTACACTTTAATTATACTAAATTTTATAAAACCCTGTCAACAGGTAGAGTTATCCACAGTTTATTTCTGATAAAAATGAAACTCGTGCTTCTTTATTTTTCCGACATCATTAAAGTGAAGCACCAACGATCCGGGACGCAATTCGTTAAAAGCTTTCTCCCAGATACCCTGATACTGCCTCATCCAATAAAAAATATTGGCCTCTTCTTCAGTCATTGAAACCTGGCAGTAATTCTTTGGCTTGATAGCGTCAATCATATTCTTGACGACTTTCGATAAGCTCTTTCAGATCAACCATCTGGGGATTGCCTTCGCTGTTAATCTGAATAAGATTATTTTTATCAACTTGTTTCTCTTGTAAAAACTCAGCCGGCATCGACCCTCTCTTCATTGCCAGCCACCAAAAATACATTGCCGAAAACCAATGGTTGACCCCAGTCGTGGAATCCCAAACGTAGCGGTAAGTATGCAGCGCCGGCACTTCCTCGGGGATTCGCCGCATAGTTTCGCAATGTAAAATAAACTTTTCTAAATCTTCCCTATTAAGAGAAAAGAAAAAGTTGCCTCGTTGCAAATCATAAACACAAGCGTCAATCACCCGGTTGCGATCAATCCACAGATATCCCCAATTCTTTGAATCCTCAAAGTTGCCCTTGTCTCCCCCCCAGGTAACCATATCAGCCACGTTCTTGTCTTTGCGATAAAAGCACAAATTGACTTTAGGGAACTTCTGCTTGAACTCCTCTGACCAAATGCGCTCCGGGCCTGAATCCATCACCACGAAAGGATTGTAACGAGTAATGACTGCCTCAAGTTCCTCGCGCGACTCGCACTTGCCAATTTTGAAAATACCATCTTTACTGCCAATCGCCCAATGTTTCTCCTTGCCAACGTCAATGCCCATAAAGAACGGCGGCGTATCAAGTGACTTAGGAACCCAAACATCATAAATGGCCTGCCTAAAATCGGTAATCTCACCGGCCGAGTAGGGTTCGCCTAACACGAAGTTATAAAAATACTCAACTCCACGCTTCTCTTTAGCTTCGATAATCTCATCGGCTTTATGGCGAATATACATCAAATGAGAGAAGTGATACCCAGACCACTTGGCCCCAAAAGACCCAGTTGGCTCCCACTTGCCAAATCTGCGTTCATCATCAGTCAGTTCCTTGTTGCAGTTTTTGCAGACAATTCGTTTTCCAATCTCGTCAATGTTGTTCTCATAAGTAAGGAACTGCTTCTCTCCACATCCCAGGCAGGTGATGAACCATTCCTTTTTATCGGACTCCTTCCAAGCCAAGTCCACGCCGACATTCTTCACCGAGGGATTAGACAAAAGCACCGTCATCTTATGTTCTGAATCGGCAATACGACTTTGATAAAAATCGCAAATCTGTAAATCAGACCGGTCAATCTCATCGTGAACCAATCTGTCGGCGGTCGTGGAGATAGGTGCGGCCTTGCTTCGCGTGCCTTTGAAATATAAAAAAGTATCGCCCACCTGCTTAAGGAAAACATTGTCAATTTTTAAGGAATCACGGATGCAGGCATTAGCCTGGAATATCTTATCGGTCTTGGTCTTGGAAAACTCCTCAACGTCAGAATCACTCGGCATTGTGTAGATGCTCGTAATCTTCCGATATCGCGCCAAATGAAATGTTTTAAGATTCTCCACTACCGAGCCGCCAATCTGGGCGCATTTTTTAGCACAGATATTCTTTGACTGGTCGCGTAGGTAATCGAAAAGGAACAAGTGATTCCTAAACTCAATCGGGTCGCTCTTCTCATTGCGAATGCCATTTTTTACTATCCAAAGTGGCACACTAAATTCCGATGGATCAATCATAACCTTGATAACTTAAATCCTTTATCGCGCTCAGCGGCCAGTCTTCGCTCCTCGCGCGCCCGCTCCTCGTCCTCGCGTTGTTTGAATGGCCGCCCATAATGTGTCTCAAAACCATACTGGTCATGCCTTAAAACATCATTGGCATAGAGGTTTCTATTCTCCTGGATTTTTTCTGAAAGGTAATAATATGGATCAAGATCGCGATGAGATAGAAGCCTAACGCATTCCCGGCCACACTCACAGACCGCCACATAGGTTATCAGCCACTCGCCATGCAAGCGCAAAGAAAATTTATAAGCCGGCGCGATAAAATCCTTGTCGCAGTCATTGCACCAAAAATCATATGACTCAACAAAGTCCGGCGTATCCTCGGCCATCTTCTGATTGGGTTTAATCTTATGTAACTCTCGCTCGCGCGATAGGGACAACTGGGTATCGGCGACTCGCTGACGAGCCAATTCAAGTTCGTTCATTTTTCTTAAACTTAAGCAATAACTTTCTCAATCCCGTTGCTTCCATTTCCTCTAACTCCTCGGCAGTAGGATCAGAAAGGAATGTCGCCTCGCTAGGGTCATCTTGAATCAAATCAAGCGATTGATCCTTCTCATTGATAACCAATCGCCATTTTCTCTTAGACCACAGCCACGAACCAAACATCGCGCCGGAAAATGCGCCAACAAATAAAAATAAATAGAACATAAATAAATTAATCATTTTTTTGAATCAATAAATAGACTATCCAAACTGAAAAATAAACGGTAAGAGTAATAAGATAAACATTAGCAACTAAATCAATCATTTTATATCGCCTTGGATTTCTTTTAGCAATTCATCCTCAGCGGTTTTTATTATTTGCACAACCTTTGGACTCTGATGCAAATGTAAATGTAATTCAGGCGACGGCAATGCAGGCTTATCACTCACTCTTTTCTTCAAAAGATTATATTCCTTGATCGCCGAAACCTTTGGCGCAAGTTCTTCATTCTGAACAATAACTCTTACTAATTCTCTATCAACAACTTCATCTTTTATTAAAGAATCCAACAGTTCATTACACTTTTCCTTTATCTTGACATTTCTCAATAAATGGTTTGCTAATGTACAAGCAGAATTATATCGTCTTTGCTGATCATCATTTAATGCCTTATAGCCAACCAAAGGGATGTCTAATTTATAAGCTAAGATATATGACACCACTCCATTACCAAAGTATTCTCCGGGCTTAGCATAAAACTCGCAAAACATTCTTTGATTTGGATTGAGTTCTTTTTTAACAATGTCAGTTCTTGTCTTTTTTGGTGTCTTCTGTTTCATTGGTGATTAAAGCGTCAGTAATTAAAATTAAACTCACAACCGACACGGCATTGTCCAGGGCGCACCTGACAACCTTGGCCGGATCAATGACTCCCGAATCAATCAGATCAACATACTCTCCAGTGGCCGCATTGAATCCTTTTCCCAATCTATCGCATTCGGCTAAAATAACGTCTGGTTTATAACCGGCATTGATTAAAACCTGTTTAGCCGGTTCGACGATACTTTCGGCTAAAATGCTCATTCCGACCCTAAATGACAAATCTGTTTCGCGCTGTAATCGATTGTAAAGGGCCTTTGAACACTCAGCCAGGCATTGACCACCCCCCGGCACGATTCCCTCTTCTAACGAAGATTTGGCCGCCCGGACGGCGTCTTCTACTCGGTATCGCTTCTCCATATTCTCGGATTCTGAAATTGAGCCTACGCGGATCACAGCCACGCCACCTTTCAACCGGGCCAGTCTTCGTTCCTTGAGTTCACGTTCGTAATCTGACTTCTCATTCTCAATCTCCTGTTTGATCTGGGCGACTCGCTTTTTGATTTCTAATTTCCTGCCGGCGCCGCCGATAATAATTGTGGAGTCCTTAGTGATAATGACCTTATCGGCCGATCCTAAAGAATCAAGTGAAGCGTCATCAATTTTCTTGCCTAACTCCTCAGAGATAAACTCGGCCCCGGTTAGAATAGCAATGTCCTGCATCTGGGATCTCTTATCGTCTCCTATACCGGGACAAGCCACCGCTACAGTTAAAAGTCTGTTCTGAAATTTATTAACCAAGAGAGTCGGCAGAGCCTCGCCGCCTACCTGGTCGGCTATCAAAAGCAAATGCCGGCGATCGCTTTGAATTATCTCATTTAGAATTTTAATAATCTGCTGATTAAGATTCACTATTTGAGAAGTGACCAGAATATACGGCTTATCAAGTATGGCCTCGCCTCGATCCTGGTCGGTCATCATGTAGGGAGAAATGAAACCCTTGTCTAGTTGCATTCCCTCGACAACTTCCTTGTGTAGCCCCACGACTTTGGAATCCTCAACCGAGATGACCGCCTCACTTCCGAACTGATGGACAATCTCGGCCACCATATCACCAATCTCCCGATCGCGCGAAGAAATTGTCGCCACGTCTGAAATCTCTTTTTTGGTTTTAATCTTCCGGGCTGACTTTTTTATAATCTCATGACAAATTTTCAAACCCTCATCAATTCCTTGCTTCATCCTGGTATGATCTAACCCGGCTGATAATGCTTGTAGTCCCTTGTCTAAAATACTCTGAGCCAAAATAGTGGCTGTGGTCGTTCCGTCTCCGGCCTCCTTGTCTGTCTTGCTGGCTATATTCTTTACCAGTTGGGCGCCGGTATTCTCGCCCTCGTTTTTTAAATAGATTTGCTTGGCGACTGTCACCCCATCTAAAGAAAAGATGGGAGTGCCGCGATTAAATGCTACCAGTCTACCCTTTGGGCCAAGTGTTACCTTAACAGCATTAGCTAACTTATCTACCCCAGCCTTGAGATTGCGGCGGGCCAGATCGCCGAATGTAATTTCATTACTCATTTTTTTAGTTTGGCAAATTTTGGTTTTAGTTCTTTACCAATCTCGTCTTCTAGGTTAATTTTATCAAGTTTTTTAATAGCTAGCAAGATGTTCTGTTGTGCATAAAACCTATATTCTTCTCGCTCAATTGCTTCTGATATGGTGACTCGGCGTTGTGTTTCTTGAATGCCACCTTGCGAGTTAATGCTTTTCATCGGTTCAAAATATGCCGTGGCGTTTACATCTGTTTTTTCTTTCCAAATATCCATATTAATCATAGAAGAAATAAATTCTTCAAAATGTTTATTATAAAAAGAATTTAAAATTTCTCTTCCGCTTAATCTTTTAATTTTTAGGTCTTCACTTGATGATTCCATAGACTTGTTTCTCCTGTAAAAAGTAAAGCTTCTTTCCATCTAAATCAAAGCTTTTACAGATTCCAGGAATAGCGTTAAAAATTATTTTGTTACCTATTTTTACCAATTTAACTTCCGGCCCTACGGATTCGACCACTCCGCGACCGGTCAACTGCTTTTCTTGGGAAATATCAGAAAGAATAATTCCCTTGGTTTCTTTTTTCTCCTCAATGACAGAGAAGAAAACATAATCTGATGTTGGATGTATTTTCATTTGTTTATTAATTATTATTATATCTCTTTTATCTTAGTTAAAAGTCCAACTAATAAATTATGCTCTCGGATTAATGCTTCGTTTTTATCAACATCTTCCAGTCTTTTCTCTATCACTCCCACAATCTCCTCAATCGTCTGTTTTCTGCTATCTTCTATCGCTTCTTGGAGTTTAAGGGAGAAGAAGGATTTTAAATCTTTTATCTTAAACATCTTTTCAATGTACGTGCTGGGATAGTTTATATGGGTAAATGGGTCGTGAAAATCAGGACATTTTAAATCAAACTCTTTATCAAGCTCTTCTAA